GATTTGAGCGGACCTCTCTCCGATGACGAGCTTGCAGAGCTTGACCGCCAAAGAGGACTTGAAGTACAGCAACAGCACGCAGAAAAGCAAGCCGAACGCTTTGACCGCAGGGCAAAATACAGCCTTGACGAGGATAACAAGAAGTTTGCTAAAGCAAGAGCAGATGAGTGGCACGATAGGGCGGATAAGTTGGCGGAAAAGGTTAAAAACGCAGAAGATATTTCGCCTAAAGCTGTTGCAAAATCTCAAAAAGGTGATATACTAAAAGAGGATAGCGAAGAACCTATCACTCCTATAACGGATAATGCTATCAACCGTGTTTGGAAAGTTAATGTTGACGGATATACGGATGAGCAGTGCATTGAAATTCAAAAACAACATAAAGACCTTTTGAAATATGCAAAAGAACACAACGAGGGTAACGAAGTTGCTTTTGTATTTAAAAGTGATTTGTCAGAAATGACTACTGAAAAACCAATTAAAGGTACTGATAAGGAAATAAATTTTGGTTCGGCTCTTCACGGAAAAGATTTATTTGTTATGCATAATCATCCAAGAAATAGTAGCGTTTCATTCGATGATTTAGTTGAGTTTATCGGAAGTGAATCCATAAAAACTATATCTGTTGTGAAGAACAATGGCGGAGTAGAGGTTTTAATTAAAAAGAACTCATATGACAAGTTGGACTTACTTACCAATCTTGATAGGTTAAGAAGAAAAAATGTTAAGAGTAAGAATAAAAAACAATCTGATGCTGAATTTAGAAAGGTTGTTAGAAAATTTATTAGCAAATACGAAGAAGAGGAGATATTAAAATGGATAAAATAAATCATTCTTTGGATGGCTCAAATGAATCAGCCGTTAAAAAATTAGAACAGATGATTGAAGAAGAAAAGGCAAAGAAAAAAAGTACAGACAGTAAATCAGACTAACCGCTCCTTGTGGGCGGTTTTCGCATTAGAAAGGTGTATTTATGGATGAGAATTTTAAGATTATATATGAAACACTTAAGAAATTAGAAAACAGTATGGATATATCTGAATTTGATAACTCAATATTAAGTTACAAATCGTTGGAAATATCTAAACCAAAATGGTGTAGAATAATAAAAATGCTTTTTGACAGCGGATATATAACAGGAGTGAATGTGTGGGAGTCTTATGATTGTTCCTATCCGCAAGTTGAATTGACAAGACCCGAAATCACTTTAAAAGGTCTTGAGTATTTGCGAGAAAACTCTATTATGCAAAGAATGTATAAAGCCGCAAAGGGAATAAAAGAAATTACACCAGGTTTATAAGTTTATTATTAGCACTTAATCAATCGGATTGAGTGCTTTTTTTGATACCCAAAATCAGAAAGGCGGTGACAGAATGAAAGTAAAGGTAGTAACGGCATTTAATGATAGGCAGAACGGATATGTAACCCGTCCTGTAAATGAAGTTTTTGAATGCTCCGAGAGCAGAGCAAAAGACCTACAAATCGCTTTATTATCAAAAAGATGA